TTCTACATTATAGAAACGGTTTTCTATTAATTCACAAAGAACGTTTAATATTTGATAGTAGCTTTTATCCTCTACGCTGTCAATTTCTATTACTACAGGAATGTTTGTACTGTCGTCAGTAAATATCAGCTCATCAAACGTTGTGGAACGCGGCACAATAACCAAAGGTTGTGGATCTAAAGTTGTTGTTAGTACATTCATATTTAATAAACGTATCTTTTGCGTTTCTGTTTCTAAAATAAAAAACCCCACCAATATAGGTAGGGTAATTTATATGCTTAGAGAAGAAAATTACTAAGATGTAACTACAGCCGCACCGTCTAAAACAACTGTTAATAAGTCAGCTTCCGAAGTACAGTTTAAGAAATTAGCTGGCAAGTTTTCCATTCCAGTAAAAGTTAAGCTATATCCGTTAAAGTCACCCATTGCAGTCCCCGAAGATACAGTTCCAGCGCTTACGTCACAACCTCTTTGAAGACCAGCAATAAAGAATTCATTAGCGCGAGTTCTAACAATGATATTAGGACGTCCGTAAGCCAATAATTTAATTGTTTTATGTGTAGCAGCGTCTTGTTTTTTAAGTTGAACTGTTAAAGTTTGCTCAAAAAATGTTGTTCCATTGTCTCTTGAAGTTTGAATAGCTTGTTCAAAAGCGTTAGCCCCTTTCAATTCAAATTTGTAAACAGTTGGTACACTTGCAATTTCTGTAATAACGTCTTCAAGTCCAGCAGTTGCTGAATAAGTAACGTCACCACCTAAAGCAGCTGAGTCTGGGTTGTATTCCCCAAAATTAATAATATAAATGGCGTCTAATCCTGAGACTCCATTTTTACAGGCTTCTAACCTACCGTGTGCTATATCGCAGCTCATATCTTTTTATTTTTTTAGTTAAAAAAAAAGGGTGGCGTATATTTCACCACCCTCAATTATTTTGTTATTAATTAGATTCCGTAAGTTACTACGTCAGAAGCAAAACCGTATTTTACATCTGCGGTAAATCTCATGATTACACGTACATTTTGCGAACCGTCAGTATCGGACATGTCCAAAACTCGGCACTCATTCTGATCATTCATCAATCCTGTAGCAAAATACAAGTTAGAAGTTTGAGCAAGCAAAGCAGTGTTAGCAGCAAGACCTGGAGCTAAAAATACTTTTACACCGTCAAAGAACAAGTCACCCAAAGCTTGGTTAGTTCCTTTATTATCGTAACCGTTAGCACCTACTCCAGCAGCAGCAAAGCCACCCAAAGCACGTACATAAGCTCTATAAACATTTGAAGAAACGTAAAGCGTTAAATCTTCTTTTCCGTAAAGTGCAGCTGGCAATTGGTCAATCATTAAACCAAGTTGAGCGATAACGTTTGAAGCGTCTACAGTTGTACCAGCAATTTTTTGAGCAGCAGGTAAAGTAGCGTCTACGTCTAATTGTCTCATAATTCCAGAGAATTCACCAGCAGAAGCGTTGTTACCGTCCCAAATAGTAAGTTCCATTTGTTGAGCAACTTTCTCAGCAGCGTGTGCTATTAAGAAATCAGCAAAAGACTTAGGTAAAACGTCGAATGCAGAATAACCCATTTGAATCGCGTCCCAATCTGAACGGAAATCTGTTTTACACAATTGTAGGTTAACTTGAAAAGACTCAGGTTGTAGAATTTTCTCAGTCAAAGTAACAGTTGACGTTGGGTCAAAGTCACAAGTACCGTTTTTAATAATTCCGTCAGTAGCTACTCGTTTAATAACTTGTTTGTACTTAACGTTAGGAACGATAGTGATCCCGCCTTTTTCTAAAGTTGGACAGCTCAAAAGTGCTGCCGCGATGTACTTACCCGCGAACTCGCCAGCGTAAGTAGTTGAAATTGATGTTGTTGTTGCCATTTTTTATTTAAAATTTATTTTTTTACTTATTTAATTTGCTTAATACTGAATCCATAATTGAACGTGGTTTTTTACTTCCTAATTTTGTAATTTCAATTGGGTTCGTGTTTTCAGGATTAAAAGAAATTGGTTTAGGCTCTTCGCTTAATTCCACTTCTTTAACTTCCGTAGTTTTTAATGCGCTTAATTCAGCTTTCAAAGTATCGTTTTCAGTTTTCAAAGCTTCGATTTCAGTAAAGAAAGTTTCTTTAACTACGCTTTCAATAGTTTTCTTAGGTGCTGTTTTTGCCGTTTCCGCTTCTACTTCTACCTCAACTGTTGGCTCTTCTTCCATTGCTGGCTCTTCTTCCATTTTTTCTTTAACTTCTTTAATAAGCCCCTCAACTTCTACGACTAAAATACGTCCGTCTTCCATTTCGTATTCACCAACTGGAACTGGTATTTTTTGTTCGTCCTCCGTAATTACAAAAATTTCCATTTCAGACTCGAATGACTCAGCTTCTAAAACTGTTATTCCGTCTGCTAATTTCATTTGTTCTAACTTTACTTCCATTCCTAAAAGAACTCGAACTTTGTTTAAGATTTGATTTGTATTCATTTTTGCTTTTTTCTTTTAAACGTTTTAAATTTTACCTTGTTACTTTTTTATGAGTTCTGACGAACTATCGTTCTAACTCCGTCTACTTCTGTTATGGTTACAGTTTGAGCTACTGAGCTTGCTGTTTTACCTATTCCTTGCGCTCTTAAACTTCCGTCACAACATTTGTTTGAATAAGTATTGTCTGCACATAGACAACCTCTTTTGCCACCTTTCGGGCTTGGTATTTTATTTGCCATTTTAGTTTATTTTAAAAGTTCCTTTAATTGGTTTATAATATTACTCTTTGCACTCATCTCGTATTTATCAGCAAAGTACCCCTCTATTGAAAAGCCTTTAACCTTGCCAGCTTTTACGTCTTTCCAAATATCTTCGTTGTTTACTTTCATTGAAATCATCCAAGTTCCTTTTGGTAGGTTAAAACCGTACTCCTTAGATTTGTCCATTTCAGGGTTATCAATTACCCAGCTTTCAACAACTGACATGCCTTGTAGCTTTTCGTTGTGTTCTAAAGTTGCGTTGTTTTGATTGGATCGCATTAAAAACAATTCAGAAGCTTGTTTAACAGTTTGGTCACTAAAATATATATAGTAACCGTTTCCGTCTTTGTCAGCTCTTAGAATTTGTTTGTTAGGAATTAAAGCAGCACCCATAAGAATTTTTTTCTCGGTGTCTATTTCTTTTAATTCTATTTCGTGTTTTGATAACGCTATAAAGTTTTCCTCAATAGCTGGTGAATGAACAACCGAAACCGCGTGAATTCCTGTTTGTAAGTCATTTTCATCAATGATTAATTCAATAATTTTCTTTGATTCCATAATTTCTATACGTTAAAATGAAGCATTTTGTAACCTATTTCTTTCAAGACTCAACCCAGTTGCTACGTCACCGCTTACTACATAAGCCCTTGTAGGTTGTTGTTGAATTTGTGCTAATTGATTAACTCCTGAACTTCCTATTACGTTAAAGTTTGGAGCGATAGCACCACCGCCAGCAGAACCACCACCGCCACCACTTGCTGGGGCTGTTGGAGCTGAACCACCGCCTAAAGTTTTTAAGGCTTTTGCTGTTGCTGCAATATTTGCCGCTATTCCTATTCCTGTCGAAATATTATTTAGTGCTATTACGGGTGCTGCTGCTGCTCCACTTGATGCTATTGCTTGTGGGGTTGCTAAAGCTCCAGCGTTTGCTAATTTATTTGCAATTATCATTTTAGCAATACCTATTGCACTTTCAGCAATTACAGCCGCTTTTTGTACTCCTTTTTGGTTTTCAAAAACATTTTTAATTAACTGAACTCCTTGTAAAGCTACGTCTAAACCCTGTTGTTGCAAAGCTGCCTTTTGAGCTGCTACTGCTCTTGCTTCATTTAAAGACTTTTCAGCGGCTTTCTTTTCAATAACAGCTATTTCGTTTGTTTTTGCTTCCTCAATAATTGCTAACTGTTCAGCGTTTCCCTTTGCTTGTTCTTCTAACTTAAAATACTTTTGTCTAACTAATTCAAGTTCGTACTCATCAGCACTCATTGTTTTTTGTAATCCAGCTTGAAAATTAGCTTCGTCTATTTGTTCAATTTGTGCTTGAAATTCATTTTCTGCTTGAATTCTTGCTTCATTTGCTTTTTTATTAGCGTCATTAATTATTTTTAGTCTTGCGTCTTCGTATTTTTTTTCAACTTTTTCTAATTCCGCTTTTTCAGCTTCTTTTAATTTAGTTGTATCAAGTTTAAATTTATTAGCTTCTTTATAAAGTTCTTCGTATTTACGTGTAATATTTATTTTTTCTCTGTCCTGTTCTTTTAATAATGAATCAGCATAATCTTGTTCTGCTTTTTGTATTTTATTAATTACGTCTTGTTTAGCTTTTAATCTTTCCTTTTCTGCGTCGATTTTAGCTTTTGCATTTGCTTTAGCCTCATCTGCTGCTGCTTTTCCGTCTTCTTTTTCTTGACGCAATAACATTTTTCTTTGTTTGTTTAGCTTTATTCCAGTCATTGCATTTTCTGTTTCTGCTTCATTTAAAGCCACCGTAGCGTCTCTAATTTCTTGCTTCATTTTTATTTCTGCTTGACCACCTAAAGCTTTTGCTTTTTTCTGTAATATATCTAAATCAATTTTTACTGTTCTTAATTTTTCTTTTGAGCTTTCTGTTTCTGCTTTTGTTACCGCTTCTAAAGCTTTTTTCTTTTCTTTTAAAGACGCAGTCTCATCTGTTAAAATTTCTCTTGACTGAACTAATAATTTATCTATTTCTGACTGTCTAACGACCTGTTCCTTTTTAGCCTTATTATTTGCTTGCTGTTGTTTTTCTAAACCTCTAATAATTGAAAAAGTCGTACCGTCAACTGCTTTTTTTAATTGATCAAAAGATACAGAAGCTTCACCATTTGCTTTTTTCATAGCTTCAGAAGCACCAGCAAAATCTAAATGTATAAATTTATAAGCAGCTTCAACCGCGTATGCAAAGGAACGAACTAAACCCATAACCGCGTCAGTTATTTGCGCTCCAACTGCGCTTAAACCCTCCCAAACCGCCGCTATTTCTTTACCTATTTTAACATTTGACTGGAACGCTTCATAAATAAATTTTAGGGCAACAACAATAGCACTAACTATTAAAACAACAGGATTTGCTAATAATAATTTTAAGCTACTACTAAGGCTTGTAACTCCGCCCTCCGCCGATTTTAAACCAGGAACTAATCCAGTTATGGCGCCTTTAATATCTCCTAAAACTTTAGTCTTGCCACCAGCTTCGGCTGAAGCGTTACCAAGTTTAGTAGTTTCTTTTGTGACTTCTTTAATTTCAGACGCTACTTTTGTAGCATTTGTTTTTATGTCTAATTCAATTACCTTTTTTTGTGCCATTTTGTTTTGCTTTTATGTCTCTTATTGCTTGTTTCCAAATTTCTTTAACCGTGCTTTTTAGTTCGTGTTTTCCTTTAGCTATTTCTATATTCTCAGAAAAGCCTACGTGATCCGCTAACTTTAGCATATCTATTATTTCCTTTATCATGCTTCTTGAATTATGTAATAAGTTGTTGTTGTTCCGTTTACGTAAGTTGTTGTAAGCGTCCAATTTTTAGCTACTCCCGTTGTATTTGCAATAATTGAAATTGTAGTAAACTTAGTTGACACCTCGTTCCACGCCCAAGTAATTGTAGGGGTTGCTATTGTAAGCCCAGCTGAGCCACTTTGAGTTACCGTAGCTGTATTATTTCTTTCTCGGTAAGGAACTACAAAAGAAAACGTATTAGCCCCGTTGTCGACTATCTTATAATTTGACAATTGAATATCTCGGAAATCGTTATATAAAGTTAACTGAGCTTCACCGCTTGTAATTTCCGTTTTTATATCGTTAATAATATATCGTTTATCTCTAATAACCAGCCTATCGTTCAATCCTAAGTTTGTTAAAATGCTAATTGGTAGCATAGCTTTTACGCTCGTTAGTCTTTGTTTGAGGTTATATAAATTTGATAAATAACTAAAGTAATAAGTAGCAAATAAACCATTTTGAATTGTCTCTTGAAGTATTATTGAATTGTCAGCCCCAAAATTTAAAGAGTAGTTTTCTCCGTCTTTAACTACGTCCTGACCGAATAAAGTGTAATTAGTTAAATTAATGTTTGTTGTTCCGTTATAGAATCTTATGTTAACTGGTAGCGTTCCCGTGTTTCCGTACATATAAAGTAAAGTTGGCTTAGGTATGTAGCTTTGATAGTTTGAGTTTAAGAAGTACCCTATAATCGCTTTATTCGCTGGTGACGTTCCTTGTGACTCAGCAAAAAGTAAATTTTCAAAAGGTGACTCTATTGTAAAGTCTCCACCGTCGTAATTAAAAGCGTTATTCGTGTTTCCGTATTCTGAATTAGAAATAGCAAAATACTGTCTATTTGTAAACGCTTCGCTTTGTTGGTATTTAAAAGATAAATTTCTAAATAAAGGAACTTTGCCTACGTCTGTAGTTTCTGAATCAATGTAAGAAGTTACGTCAATAGTTGAGCCTTGATTGTACCAATCTTCTAAAGGTAAAATTTCAAACGTGTTTTGAGAAACTCCTACGCAAGTAAAATTGAATTGTCTTATAATTCCTGAAAAGAAATCCGTAACGCTGAAATCAGGTAAGTAATTTGATACGTCTAAATTTCCACTTAAAACAGTTGAGGTTGCTGTAATTAAAGAATCGTTTGTAAATTGTTGGTTATCAATAAAAGTCCTTATAGAATAAGTAATTGTAAGACCTATTGACATCGCAGTTGAAGACCTTAGCTTAAAATTGTAAACAATGTCTCCACCAACATAATCTAAATGAGAAATAAAGTTAGGAATATTACCAGTTGAAGAAAAATTATAGGTTCTGTCAAATATTCCGTTTTTGTAAATATCTAAATAACCAGTTCCAGCTGTGCTTTTTGAAGTTACATTAAAATTTATTTCCTGTCTAACAACATCTAATAGTTCAACTATTGTAATAGTGCTGTTAGGAATGCTTACGTAATCAGCTGGGCTATAAGGGTTGTTTCCTATAACTAAATTGCTTCTACTTGCAAACATTACATTTTGTGGTTCTGTAATAAAAGTTAAATTAGTAGCGTTCTTTGCTTGTAAAAAACATTCCGTAAAACGTTTATCAGTAAAGAAGTCACCTAAGAAAGTCACGCCGAAATATGTTTGTATTGCGTCAAATATTCTCGCTATTTTAACCGCTGGAAATAACTCAGTATATTCAACTGAGCCACCGTCCGTTGTTATATCATTCGCTCCTCCGTCAGCATAAGTCCAAAGCCTATTATTTGAAATTAAAGGAAATCTAACATCGTAGTCCGTAACCGAATCCGTTATTCTGTTTGCTACATTTGTAGCGTTATATGCAAAAGCTATGTTTGAATAGTCTAATTGGTTTATCTTAACGTCTCTAAATATATCTCTAAGGCTTGTTAGCTGCCCGAAAAAACTAATTGAATAGTTATCTACCAATCCATTTTTTAAGTTCGCCCGTTCTAAAGAAATTACTCCTTGCCTAAATGGTACAAAATCAATTTCAATGTATGCTGGTCTTCTTAAATTATGGTCTATTGTGCTGTCAATATCGTTTTGGTAAAAGTGTTCAAATATTTTATTATTTTGGTTGCTGCCAGGAACGGTAAAACTTTGACTAAAATCCGAAAACGTTTTTGAAATATCGCTTAAATTTTGAACGCTTAAAGTAACGTTTATTTTCTCATCGTTGAATAGTTCAAGTCGTTCGTATTTCAGGTCTCTACATTCCTCAGTAATTAGATATTCTAATTCAGGACCCTCATCACATAAAGTCCAGTCACTTAAAAAAGGATAGTAAACGTCACTTGTTGAACAGTAAGTATAAGTAACTCCGTTAATTATCATTTCATAAAACCATTGACTGCCGTCCCAAAAAATTTGAATTATAGGCGTATAAATAGAAGTCTCAGTAATTAAGAAATCCTCATCTTCTGTTACAATGTAGTCTCCGTCTTCCGTTATAATAAAGTCACCCTCTAAGCCGTCACCGTTATATGTGTAATATGGTCTGTCGTTTGTTAACCCGTCTTGAGGAACATCAATAGTTTGTGTTTCACCGTCTAAAGTAAAAGTAACTCGAATACAGTCTAAGTCGGTTACGTCTCGGCCTACGTATATTTGTACGGTTCTCATCAGCTAATAGAATTTATAACGTCGTAAGCCATATCAAACTCCATTGAGTAATTTATTGTTTTCGTGTTTATGTTTTTGAACTTTTCTACTGACTTTGTTTTAAGGTTTACTGGTAGTCCGTTTATTCTTATTATTTCACTAAGCATTAATTCCTGAACGGTTGCTTTGAATGACTCATCTACCCAACCAGTATTCGTCTTTATAGTTTTTTTACCGTTAGTGTTAAACGTTTTTGTTTGAGCTTCGTAAGTGTTATAATCAGGAAAACTTGTAGCGTTTAATTTAAATTGGTTGTTGTTCATTTCCAAGCTTTCGTTTGAAGCCTTGTAAAAGAATTCTCTTTGCCATGCTCCGAACCTATTTATAAAATCACAAGTTATAACCGTGTATCTACATTCGCATTGAGGTGTAAAATAGTAAATCGCTTGACTTACTCCACCCTCTTTAATTTCAAGTTTATTTCCGTCTGTTAAATTCGCAGCGATAACTCTTCGAATACTTTTAACACTGTCGTCTCCTAAGCTTATTGTAGTAACTGCATTCGTGTTTAGGTTCGTGTATTCAATAGTCCAATCGGTAGCAGTGTAAACGGTTAAAAGTCCCGGGTCTTCAAGTGCCGTATTATTGTCAGGACACGGATAGTAATAAATATTATTTTGCGGAAATATACTTGAATCCACTAACGCTTTATCTGTTAGTAATATTCTTTGACCAGCCCAATTATAACCATCTTCAAAATAACCGTAACCGTCAAAGGTTTTATCTGTTATAGTATCTAATAAAAACTCCGTTCCGTCCAACGTGTAATATGTTTTATAAATTATATTACAAAAGCTGTCTTCGTCTGTTGGTCGTTGGTTTGAAATTTGGTAAGGGTCTGACTGACTAAAATCGTAAAATTCACGAATAAACGGGCTAATATTATAGAACGTTTCTAAGTTGTTTATACTCGGTACTTTTTTACTAAGCGAATAAGTTGGTGCTGTTGGTGCTGCTCCTAATCCATTCCAAAGAAATAGCTCTAAGCGTGTAGCTTCCTGAGAAGTTTCGTTTATTGTTACAATATAAGGGCTTCGTGCAAATATCATTTCTTTAAGTTTGGTTTCATAATACTATCAAATAAATCCACTACATCTAAACCGTAGCTTGTTACTAAGTCATCAGGCAGTTTTTTAAATGCTGCTTCAAAAGGTTTGGTAAAAAATAAACTCGGTTTAATTCCTTTCTCAAATATAGAACGAGCTATTGCAAAATTTAAGCCTTTTCGGTTTTTAAATTGTCCGCCTTTTCCCCTCGGTGCTATTCCTTTTCTAATTGTCCATTTGTCAAAAGCACTCGGAGGTGGCATTTTTGTTTTATAACTAAATGGAGTATTAAATTTTCTTTTTGTTCCACTAACTCCTTTGTCTTGAAAGAATCCGTAATCTTCCATTTCAAAATAAATACCTATTGAATTTTGAAATTGTTTTGCTTCACCTTGGATCGATTCGTAAAGTTTGCCCGAAGCTTTTTTATCTTTTATAGTTAGGTTTCTTTTTGCCTGAGAAACAACATAAGCCACGAATTTTTTTAGTGTTTCTTCGTGGTTAGTCATTGCAAATAGTCATTTCGTTTCCTACTAAATAATCAAAAGTCATTGTCCAACCAGCTAAATTGTTTTCAAACCTTTCTATAAATGGTTCGCAATTTGGGTTACCGTCAATAATTCCAGCGTTTAAAAAATAGTCACCTCTAATAAGTTTGTCGTACACTCGGTTTAACATTACAATCTGAGTATTCAATACGTCTTGTTCATTGTCGTTTCCTATAAATAAATTTGTGGTTTCGTCTTTTGCTATTTCCACTACGTCCATTGCAATTATGGAAATATTATAACGAATAACGTTACCCTCAAACGTGGCGTTGTTTACCATAATATGAGCTAAAGGAAATATCGTTTGTTTAGATAAATCGACTCTAAAAATGTCACCCTCAGTTACCGTGTTAACCAAAGCAGAAGCGTTTAGCTCCGTCTTTATAGTGTTTAATATTGCGTAATAACTCATTTTTTCAATTGTCTTTTAAGTTCTCTATTTTCTATGCCTTGTTTTTGCTTTTCAAAAGTAAGGAGGGTAAGTGCTGCTGTAAGTCGAAGCTTTGTGACCTGTTCAAACTTCGTGAGGTCTCCCTGAGCGACTGCATATATGCTTTGATACCAGCCCCACTGTTTACTAAATTGAGCTCTTTCGCTAAAATCGTTGTCGCTTCCTTGCTCTTCGTCATCTCCGTCTCCAAATAATATAGCGTAGCCTGTAATAATTCGTTTTCTAAATTCCAAAAAAAAACCTTTGCCGCTAAAACAATATCTAAAGGAGCAAACTCCATGACCTCAGCATAATTAATAGAAGATACGTAAGGCTCAATTTTATATTTGTCTCCGTGTTTTTCTATTATCGGTCGATACATTACCGCCATTGCCTTATTAAAGGTCTTTAAATCGCTTATATTGGCTTCGAGGTCTATATATTCGCCCCAACTCATTTCCTCTAAATTAGGAATGAATCCAAACTCAACTCCAGCTATCGTAAATCTGTTTTTAAATTCCGTCTTTTGCTGAAATAAACTTGCAAAATGTATGCTTAAAGCTTCAACTTCTTTAAATGGAATATTAACGACTTCTTTTAATTCAATGCCGCAAAATATCTGAATCATTTTTTCAGCTAAAAAAACCTCATCAGTTGACTTCTCAGCAGCTAATAAAAACTTTTGATAGTGCTTTAAAGGTATCTCACTTAATTTAGTCGGTATTACTAATTCTAATTTCATGCTTATTGTTTAAACGTTTATTATGGTTTTTTGTAGTTCATAGCAATATTGTACGCTTCACCCAACAACATCAGGTGCTTTCTTAAACTCATTGAATCGTTAAAAACTATTTTGATTCGTTTTCCTGTACGAATATACACGTAATTCTCAACAACGGCTGTCATTCTCGGTGTGTCATCTGTCATTACCGTATATTATATGTGCCGTAATTTCTTTTAAGTCCGAGCGTTTCCATTTCGTGGTATCTCCAGGCGTCAATAGCGTGGTTGTTACTGTCAATAGGTTTGTTCAACCTTGCACCTGACTTATCTACGTCCCAACAATAAGCTCGAAGTTCTTTTATTAAATTAGTGCTTTGTGACGTTACTAAGTATTCGTGTTGCTGTATTACATCAATACCGTAATTAATGCTATCCTTGCCTTTTGTAACGCCTTTAATTGTTATTCCGTAGCGTCTTATCTCGTCTATGCTTTTAGGTTCTGAGCTATCAGCGTAAATGGGTACGTGTTTAGGTAGTATTTTAGCTATATCGCTGTTTAACATTCCTGTTCTGTAAACTAACTCATTGAGTATTCGTGTTCCGTTATGGTTGTAAATTTCAATAGCAGAAGTAGGGTCGTTTGTGTAGCCAAAGTCAAGACCTATTCCTATTAACTTTGCTTCGCTCGGTATAGTATCAATCGTTTTCCAGTTGCTAAATATAACACCCTCAAGCATTCCTATTTCTCCAAGTCCATAAACACGCCACCAGTTCGCCCAATAGCTGCTTGTTTCGGCTTTTAAGCGATTCTTTTCTATTTGTTGAATGATACTATTATCTAAAGCTTCGTTGTCCTTGTACGTTAAAATAATAAACTCGGAATCGGGTTCGTCTTTTAGTTCCTTATGTACCCAAAATTCATTTGCTGGATTGAAGTCTAAATAAACCTCTTTTTTTGTACGTATTGAAAGTTCGTTGTAGGATTCAAAAGTTACGTTGTTACACTCGTTTATATAAAGAATATCGCGTCTGGCTCCTCGTAGCTTTGAACTATCGTCAGCTGAAAAGAATTCAAACGAGCTACCGTTTCTAAATTTATAAGTAAGGTAGGATTTATTAAACTGTTCATCGAAATACCTATTTGTCATTTTAAGTATTTTAACAAAGTCTCGCATAGCACCACGTCTTAAATGCGGTATTGATTCAGCGACTACGCTTATTTCTAAGTTGGGTTGTTGTATTGCTTTATTTATTAATACTGCTAATATAGAGTACGTTTTCGAAGCCGACGTGCCACCCTGAATTATTTTGATTCGTCTTTTTAAAGCCAATACTTTATTCGTGGCTGTCGTTCTCTGAAACATCAGGAAATAAAGGTTGTTCTATTATTGTTTGTTCAACTTGCTGTAAAGGTGCACCGTAACCGCTATCCATTAGTGCTTTGTATGCTGAAACGTCACCCTCACGAGCTTTCTTTATAAGTGCTAAAGTCATTAAATCTTCTTGACTCATATTTTCGCTTTCACCAGTTAAAGGGTTTTTTAAGTTCTGATTAACCTCTAACCATTGGCGTGCTATTGTGCTTCGGTTTCTACTTCCTTTTGGTCTTCCGTTTGGGTTTCCGCTTTCGCCTTTCTCCCATTTTGGTTGAATATCTTTATAACCAGCCATATCGTTGTTTATTCGTTGTTTATTTAAACCATTGATTGTATATTTCAGTTGCTACTTGTGCAGTCATTACAGGTGGTACACTCATACCAATTAAATATTTTGGCTCAATCTTTTTAAAGTTATAATCAAGTGGATATGTACCTATTTGACAAACTTCATTTTTTGTTGTTTTTCTTGGAATATCAAACAACACATTATTATCACCTGCCGTTACAGTATTACAAACTTTTTCTTTATACAATAATTTAGTTGTAAATGAATTTTGTTTATTGCCTAATCTCAGGTTAATAACTCCAAAATCACCATCGCCATATATTTTATTATTCCATAAATATTGTTCGTTTTTTGTTAAATCATTATATTCAATATCTTCAATCACTTTTCCAAATGGTATTGCGTCTTCATTAAACTTTAATTCTAATTTAGGAAAATTCAAATCATTTCTTTGGCAAATAAAAAATACCCTTTCTCTTTTTTGAGGAACTCCCATACTTGCAGCATTTAACAAAAATAATTGAACTTTATATCCCGCCTTTTCAAATTCGTCTTTTACTCGTTTTACATAAGTCTTT